AGATCAAAGCGTTGCTTGAGCTCTACTTGGCCGGGACCATCACTCAATCGACGATGTTGACCCAGCTAGAAGCAGTGGAAGTGCTCGGTGATTCGTTTGACCTAGAGGAGGAGCTTGAAGCAACGGCTGCCGGTGGCCTGCAGGAATGAGCACCCCGTCTGAGTTCTATCGTCATGCCGTCGATCTGAACAGGTTCAGCAATGCTGAGGCAAAACAGATTGCGATTGCTTACAACCGATTGATCCTGCAGGCTGTCGCGGAGCTGCAGATCCTGGTCGAAGATGAGCGAGCCTTTGACCGTCAGACACGTCTTAGGGAGATCGTTCGGCAGTTACGGGAAAGCCTCGACAACTGGGCTGGCGAAAGCTCAGCGTTGCTGGCAGGTGAGCTGCAGGGCCTGGCCGTATTCGAGGAGCAGTTCATCAGGGCGCAGCTGCTGGAGATGGTGCCAGAGCGGCTAGCTGATCAGGTCAGAGCGCTGCAGATCGATCCTGCTTTTGCCCGTGCCGTTGTGATGACAGACCCCATTGAGATTGGCTTGAATGTTTTGTCTGATGACCTGCTGGAAGCCGTAGGGCCATCACCGGCAACATTCAGGTTGACAGCAACGCAGGGCGCTCAGATCACGTTGCCGAATGGCTCGACCGTATCAAAAGCATTCAGGGGAATCGCTGAATCTCAAGCTGAGCTGTTCACCAAAACTGTGCAGTCTGGGTTTTTAGCAGGTGACTCAGGGCCGCAGATGGCGAAACGCCTAAAAGGCCGTTTGAAATTTGCTGATTTCGGGCCGCTATCAGTCCGGCAACTAGCGCAGGCAGGGGGGCAGCTCACAGCAGTGGCCAACCATCAGGTGAACACGCTGGTGAGGACGAGCGTTAATCAGGTGGCAAATGCAACCAGCCAGGCCACCTACAAGGCGAACGCTGAAATCACCGAGAAATACAAATACGTTGCGACGCTGGATTCACGAACCTCGGCACGCTGCAGGGCATTAGATCAACAGGTGTTTGAGTACGGCAAAGGGCCGACGCCACCGCAGCATTTCAACTGCAGATCGACGACCGTGCCAGAGATCGATTATGCAGCGCTTGGGATGCCGGAGCCACCACCGAGCGCAATACGAAGGCCGGGCATCATTTCAGGGCCGATGAGCAAAGCAGCCAAGACGCGGACGGTTCCATCAAACCAGTCCTATGGCGAATGGTTACAGGAGCAAGGCGACAACGTGAAGCGCGATGTCCTGGGGCCTAGCAGGATCCCCTATTGGAACAAGCTGGTGAAGAAATACGGGCCAGAGGATGCAATCCGTAAGTTTGTAGCAAATGACGGTTCAGAGCTGACCTTGAAGCAGCTCAAGGCAAGGTACGGGCAACCGTAGAATTAGAACAACAGCAATTCAGTCATGAAATGTGGCGGTTATAAGAAGCCAAAAGGCAACAAGAAAGGCGGCAAGAAGAAATGAGAAAAGGTCAACGGGTCAGCTGGGTTTATCAAGGCAAGCGCACGTTTGGCACTGTTACCGCAATGGGCGGGGCCAGGGCAGCGATCAAAGGCCCTAGAGGTGGCAACATCGTTAGGGTCGGCACTGCTGACGATCCAGTGATCAAACTCAAATCAGAATCGACAGGTAACCCAGTCCTGAAGCGTCGATCCCAATTAAAAGCAGCCCCAAAGTAAACTGATGAGGCAAATAAGCCTTACGGGTTTCACATGACCGACGAGATTACGTCTCAAGAGCAAGAACAACCGACAGCCGATGTCGAAGCGCTAAAGAAAAGCGTTGAAGCATTAGAGCGCAAGAATTATGAGCTGATCGGCAAGCTGAACAAAGCAAAGGCGGCGGATGTTGACGTTCAGGCCCTGATTGATTTCAAGGCAAACGCTGAGCAACAGCAGCTTGAAAGCAAAGGGGCATACGTCGAGGCCAAAGCAGCGCTTGAGCAGCAGTTCAGGGAATCAGCTACTGAGAAAGACAAGCGGATCGCGGAGCTGACCGAGCGCGTGCAAGAACTTGAGTTGATGGCACCAGCCGTCAGCGCATTGTCTGATGTGGTGCATGACCCTCAACTGGTGCTTAACACCCAGTTGAAACGCGACCAAATCCAGCGTGAGCCTGATGGCACTGTCGTGGTAGTTGATGGCTATGAGCGCACCCCCGTAGGGGAATGGGCAAAGGCCAAAACACCGGCATGGATGCAAAAGGCACCAAAGCCGCAGGGCAGTGGAGCTCCATCGTCGAGGGCGAGCGGTGAGATCACACCGGGCACAAAGAACCCGTTCAGCGCTGAAGGTTTCAACCTCACAGAGCAGTCACGGTTGTATAAAACAGATCGTGATTTGTATGAGCGGCTTAAAAATGCTGCAAGCCGCTAATATCTAGCGAAGGTGAAGCTACGCAGAGCCGCAAGGGTTACGCCCGAAAAATAAACAACCATTTTTTAGGAGGTAGTCATGGCGGTTCTGCGCTCTGACATCATCATTCCGGAGATTTTTACTCCGTATTTGATCGAAGAATCAACACGCCGCGACGCATTTTTGCAAAGCGGTGTCGTGCAACCATTGGCACAACTCAATGCGTCTGAGGATGGCGGCGATTTCGTCAATATCCCGTTTTACAACGCAAATTTGACGGGTGACTTTGAAGTTCTGTCTGATAGTTCTTCACTGACTCCAGGCAAGATCACAGCCGACAAACAGGTTGGCGTGGTGCTGCATCGTGGCCGTGCGTTTGAGTCGCGTGATCTCGCCGCTCTTGCCGCTGGGTCTGACCCTTTAAGCGCAATTGGCCAGAAGATGGCCAATTATGTGAACCATCAACGTCAAAAAGATTTGCTCGCGTGTCTTGATGGCGTGTTTGGCTCGGTCAATAACACTTCATCTGCAGCTGCATTCTTTGAGCTGACGATCGACGGTGAATCTGGCGATACTCCAACATCGCTCAGCCCCCGTCAGGTTTCGCAGGCCCGTGCATTGCTCGGCGACCAAGGCGAAAAGCTGAATACGATCTGTATGCACTCAAAGACCTATTACGAATTGGTCGAACGTCGTGCTGTTGATTACGTCAAGGCAACAGATGTTGTAGGCGGTGATGCAACTGCATCCGGCGGGTCAATCGCTAACGCCTATGGCGAAGTGACAGTCCCGACCTATTTGGGAATGCGGGTTATCGTTTCAGACGATGTGAGCACAGTTGGATCTGGTGCATCGACTGAATACGCCGTTTATATGTTCTCTCAGGGCAGCGTTGGCACCGGTGAACAGGCCGGTATTCAGAGCGAAAGTGACCGTGATATTTTGGCCAAAAGTGACGCACTCTCAATCGACCTTCATTACGTCTACCACCCAGTGGGCGCAAAGTGGGCCGTGACTACTGCGAACCCAAACCGCACTCAGTTGGCTACTGTCGCCAACTGGTCGAAGGTTTACGAGTTAAAAAATCTCGGAATCGTTCGCGCAACCGTCGTTTCAACAATGGATTGATCTAATGGCAAGCTTTTTTGAAACATCCGCCGGCCTAGCCATTGGCTACACCTCCGGCGGGGCTGTAACCCAGCTCACAAGTAAGGCAACAGGCGTAATCGTGAATGCTCCATCAGGGGCGATCACGACTCATAACGCATCATTAGCGGGCAACGCTGAGGCGACTTTTACCGTCACCAACAGTTCTGTCACTGCTAGCGATGTCGTTTTGGTCAGCGTCCAATCAGGCGCGAGCACCGGTCTTTACCTGGCGTTTGTGTCTGCCACTGCTGCAGGAAGTTTTGACGTAACCCTTTCAAACCTCGGTGCTACCGCAGGCGAGGTTGTGGTCGTGAACTTTGCAGTGATGAAAGCCGCAGCCTCATAACAATGGGGCTCTACGCTTTTAGAAAGGCGAAGGAGCAGGAAGCAGCAGCAGCCACCGCCAAGGCTGCCGCTGCTCCGGCACCGGAGGAGACCAGCAAAAAAGGATCGACTGATGGCAGTAGCAATCGTGGCAACAGCAGGAGCCGCAAACGCAAA